CGTGTCGCTGGCGCTGCTGAGATCAATCGTTGCGAACGTCCCAGTGCGTGAAGCGATGGCAGCAAGCCATCGGTGATACTCTGGGGTGCGGCGCAAGTTGACCCGGTAATGTCGCTCGTAATTTCGTTCGATCTGTTTGCCAAAAGCGAGCTGTTGAACAACAGCTGCACTAGCTTCGACACAGCAGCCTCGGTGCTCTGAAGCATCCTTAGGTACTGTGAAGAAGCGGTTGGCTCGAACTAAATCCCACGGCTTGCGGGCAAAGGGCGTGCCGGCGAGGTTCAACCTCGCCGTGCCCTCCGCGTGAGCGTACATGGTCGGCTTAGACGAAAGTTTGTCAGGTATTGTAACTCTGACGTCTGGATCGGATAACGTGCTGCCGCGCGAGAAGCGCGGGTCCACCATCTCCGGCAAACGACCGATTGCCTTGCCTACTTCGCGGCGCCAGCGCACGATAAACTCCATCACTGGGGTCTCGTGCGCCAACAAGGCACCGTTTTCGTAGGGGGCAAGCCTGTCGTTGGTTGCTTTGCACTGGGCCTCCGCGGCCCAGAACTTGGCGATTGCTGCCTGAGTGCAAGTAGCGTCATTGCCGGGTAGCGCGAGCTTCCTGACAATGTCCGTCACCATCGCATCCTTGCGGTACACGACGGCGTTTTGATACGTACTCGCGGGTGGTAAGCGTTGCTTTTGAAGCAAGGCCCACTCACCACGGGCTAAGAGGGTCTCATACCTCCGTGCCCGCGATGACCCGATACCGCGGAAAACCTTCCGCAATAGTGTCTGAACTTGGTCCATACGAACTCCTGCTGTTGTAGATCCGACTTAACTAAACCGAAAAGTCACGTCGCCGGGTAGGCGTCGTGAAGCATCTCCAAGACCAGGGCGTCCTTCATGATGTTTGTCAGGAAGGCCGTCACGTCGTCTTTGCGAGACTCGGGGAAGTCGTCGGGAATCGACATGGTCACGTTGGCTTCAGCTGCAGATCCGACGGCCGTGAGGCCGGTCACCGCGTCCGTGTAGGACGAGGGGACGCGGAGCTTGAGCGTCAGCTTGCGTGACTTGTTGGCGGTTTTGGCCGCCACAGCGGTGAAGCTAGGAAAGACCGAAGAAATCAGACCCTCCTTCAGCGCCCACATCGCCATGCCGCCGTCACCGGCAGCAGGGTTAATGAGCGTGAACGTCTTCGTTTCTGGGGTTGATGCCCCGTTATTGACAGTAATGTCTTGCGCTTGTGGCATTTTGTACCTATTTTGTAAAGGATGAGATAAACCCTGCGACTTTCCGAAATTTCTGAAC